CCAAGACAAATGGCGAATATAATTATGTCTGTTTGACGGACAACCCATCTGGGCTGCACCCTGAGATCAACACAATACCAATAGATTCTGAATATGGTCACTGGAATAAAGTGCTGATGCTAGGATTAAAAAACTTAGGAGATGTTCTTTACTTAGATTTAGATGTCCATTTACAGCAATCTATTGTTGACATCTGGAAGCATTGTCAGTATACTGCGTCTGTCGCTTTCACATACTGGAAATCTAATGATTTTCCTACTAAGAGATGGGAGTCTAATCCTGACCCTAGAATGAGCTATCTCAGTAACTATAACTCAAGCGTCATGCTTTGGAAGAGCGGGCACTGTGACCACATAGTAAACAAATTTTTAGAAAATGAAGACTATTACATGGTAAAATACTGCGGAGGCGATGATCGATTTTTTTGGCATGAATGTGAAATGAAATCGCTTCCTAAAGGGTTGATCTATTCTTATGTATACGGCGCTGATTATATATATGATGATAGATCATTCAAATACAGACCTGAATACATGATTGCTCTTTTGAACGGACAAGATCGTCATACCGATGTGAGAAAAAAATATTATGATGCACTTTCTTTGCATAAAATGGGGTGACAAGTATTCCCCTGATTATGTAAATAATCTATACCATATGGTAAGTAGGAACTATAGCAAACGATTTAAATTCATTTGCTATACGGACGAGCCTGAAGGATTAGATAAAAAAATACAAGTCAGGTCTATTCCCAAGATAAGCCCTTTGCACCCACAGTACTGGTTTGGTTTAGAAAACTATTGTTGGGATAGAGCAAAGTTTCTTCTATTCAATTCTCACTATTGGCTCAAAACTAAAGGACCTTTTTGCTATCTTGATCTTGATGTTGTTATACAAAATAACATTGATGATTTTTTTGACTTAGCAACAGAAGGACCCCACATGATTTATAGTCACTGGGATAATCCTAAAAATCTTAATGACCGAGCGTTTAAAAATATCAGGGGCACTCCTTATAACTCTAGTGTCATGTTATGGAATAGTGATATATGCGAAAAGATTTATCAGGATGTTTTAGAAACACAAGATGTTGTTTTTAAGACCTTCTTTAAAGGCAGCGATAACTATCATTACTGGAGAGAACATCAGGTAGTCGGCGATAACTTTTGGAAATTTTTACCTGATGATTGGGTTTACTCTTACAACAGAGGAAGAAAATATCCGGAAGATATGGAAGAGCATTTGTATAGAGAAGATTGCAAAGTCTGTCTATTCAATACTGATCTGATACCGGGTGACAGAGAACAATATAAGCCGCACGAATTAAAAAAAGACTATGACTTATTGATTCATTGGCACGGTAAAGATGATTTTGAAAGATTGTGGTTACCCAAACTGCCCGAGAATTTCTTTGATTACACTACAAAAGACTTGCTGAAAATAAAGGACATGGTTGAAAGAAACGATCATGTCCAACTAGCCGATAAATTCTTATCTGAGTTTCCTAGATTCATACGAGAGTGGGACAGATATCATACAGACTATGATAAGATGAAGAATTGGATGGGCTTTGCGTGGCTTAAAGAAAGAAATATCACTGAGAGGTATCTAAACTACGATGCGCATCAACTTATTAAAGATAATTTTGATGCAGGCGATTTAGTTTCGGTGCATAAAACATTTGCTGAAGCGTTTCCAGAAGATCCTGTTATTAGAGATGCAGATCAGAGTATGCTTTGGAATATGACATATGAAGAAATATGCGAAACCTTCGATACTTTATATGCATATCAGCGACAAGATTGGCTGATGTCAGAATATATTGACAACGGACCTTCTGTGTTTTTCTGGCACGCCACATATGAGGAGCTGGCTGAGTTATACAAAAAATACTATTTTCACAATCTCACTGAATTGTTTTATAATGAGAAGTATGAAGAAGTGTTTGAGAGATTATACAATATCATGCCTAGAGAGGAACTCATGCGAGTTCTTAATCAGAAAGGAGATGACAATACACTCTTCAAATACTTTCAAAGCTACGGTGAAGAGTATAGTGATTTGTATAAGGGCTTGTATGATGAAGAACCTGATGGTGTGTTACTTCAAATCTCAACTGCTAGAAATGATACTGGAAATGATTTCAATGATATTTTTGTCGATGGTAAACAAATCAACAAAAAGATACTCAATGAGTTGTTTAGTGACTACCGTATAAACTGGGTAACCCTTACATGTGAGATTGCGGATCCTGTGAAGTGTGACAATTTCACTGAAGTGTGTGAATTTTTCAATAGCAGAGATATTCCTATCACTCTACAAACTCGCACTGAGAACCCAGATTTACAAGGTATGGACATAGTAGAAATAGTACATATAAAAGAAGAGGAGAAGTCAAGGGAAAATTTAATTGTTTCAGATTACAATGACAAAGGAAAGCCAGTCGATTTAGAAACACTAAAAAGATTTGGGCATACAATTGAGACTCGCAATAGAAGAACAAAAGCAAAAGACAAAGATCCTGTTTGGTGCGATGCAAGAAAGAGTTCCTACTTCTACATAAACTCTGCGGGCAATACTTTCCCGTGTGCGTTCATTGCGAGAGATGTAACCGAAAACAAATTATTCCCTTATCATCCTATTGACTATCCATTTAATATGCAGTATAATGACGGAACAAAATTCTCACTCAATGAAATCATATATAACAGCGACATGCAAAACATAAGTGAACACCTGAAAAGAAATCCGTTGCCTATATGCAAGAAGAAATGTGGAGATTGTAATGAGAGTTAATTATGTTTGCTCTAAGTGGGGTACAAAATACGGTCCTCACTTTGTTAATCGTTTAAAGAATATGGCGTTTAGAAATACGCCAAAAGAATTTGAACCACACTTCTATTGTTATACAGAAAATCCTGAGGGCTTAGATGATGATGTCACTGTTATTCCTTTTCCTGATATTCCTAATATTCACCCTAAGTATTGGTTTGGTGACGACAATTTTAAATATGGTATGGCGAGGTGCTGGGATCGTCCTAAAACTTTTGTTTTCAATACTCATAATTTTGCTCCTGATAAACCTACTGGACGCTTTGTGTTCTTTGATTTGGATGTCATCATTCAAAGAGACCTTACACCTATTATTACTTACAACCTAGAAAGACCTACTAAGATGAAGTCTTGGTGGCAAGATCCAAGACCTATGGACACTCGCCGATTCAAACTATCACATGGTGCTTATACTAATGGAAGTTGTCAAGTGTGGAGTGACGATCAGTGCGAACCTATATGGAATGATGTATTAGAGAATCAAGAAAAGATTTGGTTTACATTTACTGATGGTACCGACAACTATCACAGTTGGCGTTGGGGTAGATACGGAGCTGACTTGTGGGATTACTTTCCTTCTTGGATGGCTTACTCGTACAATCGTGGTCGATCATGGGAAGAAGATGATTTGAATGTCGGCATATATCGTGAAAATTGTATTGTTTGTGTATTCAATGTTGACCTACTTCCGTTTGAAGATGAAAGTCGAGGGCACACAAAACAAGATGAATTAGCAGATCCTAAGTTGCTAGAGCATTGGCGATGAACGAAGTCAGAATATTTGAAGAAAGAGAATGGCTTTGGCCCAAAGAAGATTATCATTGCTGGAAACATTTAACTGAGTATCATCCAAAAATACCGGAAGACATTCTTAAAACTATTGGCAAAGTATTCACAGTAGTTCAAGCTGGCGGCAATTGTGGTTTATATACTGCTCAATACGCTAAACATGTTGAACATGTTATTACATTTGAACCTGAACCTAATAATTTTTTATGTCTTAAAAATAACATAACTGAAACTAATGTTACAATGTATGAAGCCGCATTGGGTGATAAAGAATGTTATGTTGGGGTAAAAGTAGACCCTATTAATTCGGGGGCGACAAGAGTCATTAATAAGGGTAGTATAAAACAAGTTCGCTTAGATGACTATGAAATTGAACCCGACTTAATACATTTAGATATCGAGGGCCATGAGCCTCATGCTCTAAAAGGTATGTTAGATACTTTAAAAAAATGTCATCCTGTTGTAGCGTTAGAGCGAGGTAATGGAGAAAACATACTATTCGATTTAGGATATAGTAAGTGGAAGCCATTTGGATTGGATTGGTTGTATATATGAATATTTACACCGTAAAATGGGGCGACAAATATGTTGCTTCTCATGTAAATCAGCTTCTAGATAGTTGTAAGCAACACTTGAGTTGCGAGTTCCAGTTTCATTGTATCACTGAAAATCCAGAAGGTCTTTCTGAAGAAGTAAATGTTATTTCTATTCCCGAAAACAACCGCTTAGAGAAGTGGTGGAATAAGATGTATCTGTTTGACGATTTACTTGTCACACAGAAAGGAGAAAAAATGTTTTTTGACTTGGATGTAATCATTCAGAAAAACATTGATGTGATTGCTGAATTTGATCCTGAAGATTGCTTATGCTTTGTAAAAACATGGTGGCATGACTTGGATGATTCGTATGAAAATACTAGGCACATACCACATAAATATACAGACTTAAACTCTAGTGTATTGCGTTGGAATGACACTCTTGATACTAGAGCAATCAAAGAGTACTTTAATAAGTACAAGAAACAAATTTTATGGTATTATCGTGGACTTGATAACTTCTTTTACAATCGTAGGGTTGTTAAACAAAAACTGTTCCCTGTAGGCTGGGTGTACAGTTTTAATCAAGGTTATCTATTTCCACAAGATACCGAGAAACATGTGTATAGGGCTCTTCCCTATATCTGTATTTTTGACTCAATGGGTAAAAGTGAAGATGTTAAATTCTAATTTTATAAACAACTACAAATACTGGGGTGAAGCGTTACATGTGATTGAGAAACGCATGCCGCACAAACTCACGGACTTTCGTGACTCACTGAGTCAGAACAATGTCGATGCTTCTATATGGCTTGTTGAGGAGCTTAAAGAGTACTTGGAAGAGCATTACCTCAAGACAGGTAACCTTAGAGTTTTGATTTTGAATTCTTGGTTAGGAATTCCTATGGTACCTCTGCTATGTGAAAACTTAGACATTTCTCAGATTCATATGGTTGACTTAGACGAAGAGGCCATTGAGTTGTCGAAAATTTTTCACAAACATTATGCCCAAGAGAAGTTCATTAAAACTAGACATCATAATTTAGATATTCCTTTTGAGTTTGAAAATCTAAACAAAATCGAAGTTGATGTAGTGATTTGCATACAAACGGAGCAGATGTATCCACTGAAAGAATTGCGTACAAAAAATCCCCACGCAATATTTGCATTACAGAATAGCAATGTGGTTGAAGAGATGTACGGCATCAACTGTGTTGACTCAATTGATGCGCTGAAAGAACAAGTTGGTCTCGATGAAATAAATTATGAAGGTACGAAGAAACAACACTATTACTCATGGGACGGTAAGAAAGAATATGATCGTTACATGATTATAGGGCAGAGAGATGGGCTGGTTTAATCAGCCCTCTATATCCTCTACCATCATCTCCCACATTTCTTTGTTGGGTATAACCATACCAAATGTATGTCTAGGAGATTCTGATCCAGCACAGTGCCAGTAGTGTTTATTAGGATCTTCTGCTTTTCCACCATAGTATCCTACTTTAGCTGACCATCCAGGTGTATCTTCTAATGTCACAATTGCATCTTTATCATAATCGTAATATTTAAACCAACCTTTGCCTCGTGGATTATAGTTGATTAGAATATTGTAACCTGGGCAATCCCAGTTGTTATGCCATCCCATGTAATCGCTTGGTAGATAAAAAACATGCACTGCGCTAAACTTTGCTCCTAGAAATTTTACAAGAGCATCATTTATTTCCGCAGATTTTTGTTTGTGTTCTTTTGGGATATCAGGTCCCATCTGTAAGTCTCGGAC